ATATAAGCCCCCTCTTAAATGTATAATAAATATTGTTTAAAGTTATACCAGATTCTTGTATAAAGTCCTTTCGGCTTGTCCAACCATCAACAGCTTCTTTATATGATATTGTTGTGGAAGGAACTATAGTTAATGGTCCATTTTCACAATCAGGATCTAATTGGTAGTTAGCATCGTTGCTAAGTATTTTTTGCCAATTTGGTGCTAAATTATTTAATGTTAGATTATATAGATCTTCGTCATCATCGTAACTACCAATAGCAGTTGTAGATGTTCTTAAATTATCTGCAAAGAAACTAGCCATACCGCTTTCAGCAATATTGGTAATACCATCCATTGATAATCTTATAACTCCGCCACGATTTTTATCTGAAAAGTATACTCTATAACCATAGGAAGCAAATGATTCAGGGTTTTTAGATATACCATATTCCCCGTCGTATGGAATAGCTTGGCCTAATACAGCTTGATTTGACGTTATATTTGTGTTGCCGTCAGCATTAAATAAAGCATCTTTGTTAGCTAATACTTTTAAACATTTATCTTCACACAAAGTTAATAAGTCTGTGTTTCTAGAATGAAGTTTTTGTATTGTACCGTATATTGGATTAAGATCCTTTGTAATGGGTTCAGCTTGTATAAATTGATTTAATCTATTTATTCCCGATGTAGAATTATATATTTGTGAAAATATAAGCCCACTACCACGTCTTTCAGCAGCATAAGGTTCGTCTAATACAGTAGAAACCTTAGCTCCTTTGTCTATTGTAACAGCGTTATAATCATCTCTAATACGATTTGATTCAACACCTTGGCCATAAGAATAACAATTAAACCAAGTTAAAGATTGATTAGGCGCATTATAATTAGCTATGGGTATAGCATCTGACGCTTCGTAATATAGATCTAAATCAACTTTTTCTTTTGGCTCTGTTTCAAAAATAGCAGGATTATTTGAGCTTAAAAGTTTATTAGTACCATCTATAGCTCGCTCAACCACCTCTATTGATATTTTTCTATTTTCTAAAGTTGTCCAGTCGTTAACTAACGGAATCCATTCTTCTTCAATAGCGTTATCTAATTCAGCATAAATAGCGTATCTGTAATTAACAATCTGCGTACTTAGTCTACATCTACCGCCAGCGCTTCCATCCCATATTACTTTTCCTCTTTTACTAGCTGCGGCTAGTGCGTATGTAACAGTGTAAACTTTTGATTTTACCCCCGCATAAGGGCCGGTTTCTTCATTGCATTGAAAACGAATAAGCGCTCCTTGAGAAAACTTACCATCTGGGGAAGCGCCTCCGCCTGAACTTGATCTGCCTTGGTTGTTAGATCTTATGTGCCCAAAAAATGGATTTATATAACTACCAAACCCCTCTACTTCAAGCACTTGTATACCAAATTTATTACTGCCCCTAGTAGGAGGTTGCCACCCAGGGAATTTATCTGCTAAAACAGCATCCGCTAATAAGTTATTACCAACACCTCCGTTCCATCCTATTAACCTATGATTTCCCCCTTGTCTACTACAACTTCCTTCTCTACTATTATTACCATTATCACTCCATACTGTAGCATTTCCAGGACTCCCATTTGTGTTCCTTGCTGGATTAGGCCTCACTTCTGTAACTATGCCATATCTAGGCGCCATTGCTGCAAAGGATGATATTATATTTGTATCAAAAGCAAAGTCTCTATTTATTTTTACAAAAAATCTACCCTCAAATTCAGGTTTATTTTGCGCCTCCTCTTCGTATATTGTTATATCGATTAAACCACCAACGGGTATTGTTTCTAAAAAGCCAATATCGGATCCCATGAATCTAGATAAAGTTACTTCATAAGTCGCACTATTACCAGAGGTGCTTAATATTTTAGACACAGCAATATCGTAGTCATCGGAGCGTGAACCACCAACGCTTAATACAATTTTATTTCCATTAAGTTTAGGGCCAAAAAATGGATTAGATATAGGATCTGGTCCAGTGAAGTTTATTGTTATATATCCTATTTCTATTGGTTGATCTAATGTAACAACCGCACTTGAAACAACTTTATCAAATGTAGAAATAAATTTTGGAACTTCATTTTCAATAGCTATTATTTTGTAGCGATTAAAAGTAGTAACAGCTACATCTGTATCGTGTTGCTTTTTTAATATTAAATATGTTTCCTCATCAACTTTGTTTCTTTCCGACGATGGAAAAGACAGCCATACATTTCCATCCTCCGCGTCATAGAATTTATCTAGTGCTAAATTATAATATTCATTTGAGTTTTCTTTTATAAAAAACTTATAGTGGGTTGCCCAATCTGGATACGCCCCTGTCGTTGATATTGTTAGTTTATTTGCTTTATCTGAATTAGCTATATCAACTTTTGTACTACCAAATTTACTAGTAAATACGGGTGTCTCACGTCCATACTGATCAATAAAAACAACACCAGCCTGGTAAGTTCTTATTGATTTAATAGATGGCACAGGAAATCTCATTTTTGTTGAATCAGCTACAGCTGGATGATTTGTAGGTGTTAATGACAAAGTTAAATCAACAGTTGGAGTATTATAGTTTTGCAAATAATTACCATACACTATCCTATTACCTACAATTTCTTGAGACTTTGCAGTGCGGGGCACATTATCCCAAGGTCTTAACAATTGATTAGACTCAACTACAGCGCCAATCAATTCAGTTTCTATTTGAAAATTATTTGGTAAAGTAGTAAAATCTGATCTTTTTAATGTATCAACTACATATACCGCAGGAGAATTAGACTCTTTATATAAAATATCTATTTCCTGTACTTCCTGTGTACCCCAGTTTAAATTATTAATAATCAAACGTCTAATACGGTTTGTCATACCAACATTATAACCGTCTGACGCAAGGTATTCAAATTCCCCTCCTTCAAATGCAACATCAGAAAAAGGAGAGTAACACGAATATTCATTATCAATGTATTTCCATCTATATGCAAATCTTGGGAAAACATACTCAAACATAGGAGCTTCCTCTACCAATAAGCCTTCCCACGCAAACACCATTATTGTATCGTCACTATTAACAAATCTACTAATATCATTAGATATGGCTTGTATTTGACCTGTTATTGTTGTATTTACAACAGAAGTAACTTTGATGCTTATTTGATAATTGAATCTTTCAAAAAACTCATTAGTAAAATCAGTCTTTAAGATTATTAAATCTCCAGCACTCCATTGTGGTATTGTATTTACAGTGAACGTAATATGACCATCCCAGTAATAAGTAGGGTCATAATTTGGTAAAGTAGGATCATTTAAACTACTATCTTCATAAAAGTTTGGGTTAGACGCTATATTGACTAAATATTCACCATAGGTGTCTAATGAAGCAGCGTCATCAGGAGAGTTTATAATATCGGGTACGTATGTAAAGTTTATTACTGGTGGTGTAGGTAATTCCGTAGCTACAGGAGTTAATCCGGTTCCAGGTACGTTATCTCCATACTTACTAGCTGAAAAGTCAAGTGTTGGGGCGGCGTTAGGTGATTTTTTTATTACAGTAACGTCGGCTTCAACAAAGTCCGGTTGCCCAACTAAGTCAGTTGAATATGATTCTGGGTTAACTCCTGACGCAGGTATGTATAATGGCACCTTTGTATGTGTTACAAAGTTTACAGAACCTGTTTTAAATTTTTGTATATTAATTTTCTTTGGCTCAGTCTGATCGTCTGTCCAAAATAAAAATTTATCTATAATATTAATACCCGTAATCAAATAATTAGGGGTAAAGTTTAATATGTTGTGTGTGTCGACTAATATAGGGCTTACCACATTTGTGGTTTGATCATACTCAGCAATAGCACTTATTCTAACACCGGTTGATGGGTTTGGATCTGAAGCTATAAACCAATATACTCTTTCGTTTATATCGTCTCTATATGAACCAATACAAACAGGATTAGTCATTGCGTCTATATAAGAGCCAGACCACGTAGCTCCTGTACCTTCTTTACCTCTAAGCTGTAATGTTCCAGGTACATTTTGTAAAGCTCCAACATCGCTAGCATCTGAGTTAGCTAGATTAAGATTTAAAGCATCTCTATACTGCCCGTTAGGCACCAAGCGCTCATCTAAATCTTTGTTCATTTTACCCGCCGTAAAGGTGTGTATAAATTCTGCCATATATATTAATGTTTAATCCATTTAGACTTACCTCTCATTACCTGAGCGATTTCCTCTATTTTAATATTTGATAATCTTATTTTAGCATTTCTTTTTGCTACAGCGCGATCTCTTTTAAATCTTGCTACTAAATACTCAGGTGAGTTAGCTCTTGTCGATAATATAGAATATGCAATATGTAAATACAAAGCTTCCTCTGCAAATTTATGCACAACCATTTCCTCATCTTTGGCTAATCCATCACTTACATATTTTAATACTAATACTTTTCCAACCATATTAGAACTGAAATTAATCAACCCTCTAACCTGATCAATATAAAATGTGCCGTTAGCTTGTGCAGTTTCTGGATCCATACCGTATCTACGACCAATATTTCCATCTGACATCACATCATTAAAGTTTGCTGCTGATAATAAAGATCCATTAGCTGCTGCTCCTTTAAATCTTTTCATTGATTCAGATTCATTAGCTTCCATTATTTCACCATTACTATCGAATAAATACTGGTAATTGTTATCCTGTAATATTGCGCTAGGGTTACTCGTCTTTCTATTAGGATATATAATATGCTCAATACCTGAGTTATCAACCCAGGCTACTTTAACATAGTTTACGTAATCTTGAGGTAATACCATGCTTAATGTTGGCCCCACCTCAATCTCGTAGGACTTTATTGATGGCAATACATCAAAGCTAAATTCTTGAATACCTCGCTGAGCATGGAAAGCTACGTCTGTACGTTTTATTTTGCTAATGAGTTTATCCTCGCCAACATAAGCAATAATAAAGTTGTTGATTATATCTTTTAGCGATATAAACTGGTAGCTACCGTAATTTTCGTCTAAACTATCCCAAGCTCCGTCGGGACCCAAATAGTATTGCTCGTTAGTTTCGTTTAATAATCCCATTTATTATGATTTTTCTTGTTGTGTGTTTCTTACCTCTTCTGCTACAGCTGATTGGTAAACATTATAGTCTTTAATCAATAATCCTGATAGTTCAAGTATCTTTACAACTAGCTCAGTTTCCTCTGATGGATGTAATTCAAAGTTTACAGAGTTTGTAGCGTTGTATAACGGTTCCTGAAATACAATTGTATAAGCCCATTGAACTTTTACAGGTTTCTTTATGTAGTTTAATGTAATAACATTTGTTGTTATTGCGGAGTCTCCATATACTTTTAACCCGTTTAAATCTGAGAAGTAAATAGGACGCGTATTACGCGGCTTTGTTAGCGGAGACGAGTTGATATATAAGAATTCATTTTTGTTGACTCTCTCGGCTTCTATTTGCTCCGTAGACGTAACATTGAATTGATTTGTCGTTTGATAATTAAATATAACAGTGCCTACTCTATATAAATCACCTGGTAATGGAAAATATTGAGTCGTACCGTTATAAGTTAATGATGCAGTCTTTTCAAATAAGCTAATTTTCTCATTTAAGATATTTAACATATCTGAATATTCAGTATCGTTACCATGCATTCTACCAAATTGGTTAATATCATAGAAATATTGTTCAAACAAATCAAGTTGTGCTTGATTAGCTAACAAGTTAAATTCCTGAGGTGTAATATAACCTCGTTGCTCTTTGTTTAAAATAGTTAGAACTCTTTGATAAACTGTATCAATACTTACTGCCATTTATTTTATAATTTATAGTTATGGTTTGCTCTAAATAATAAATAGGCCACTTTAAGAAAAGCAGCCTTATTTATTATATATACTAGACTATTTAAGTCTCTTTGTTAAATGATTGTAAACTTCCATTCCTTCATCTGTTTTAAAGTATGCTGCTAAAGCAGAATAAGGATGTTCGTTAAAAGGTACTGTCATAAGCTTTCTACCATTATCTCCAAACGTGAATGTTCTTTGATCTCCTGATAATTTGATAATACCTTGTTCAACCGCTCTTGCTCCGATCGCTCTTAATTCCACATCTTCATCTGTGGCTAATCGAAGGAATAAATCCGGTTTTTTTCTTGCAAATACTAATGCATCTCTTCTTAATTCTTTTGATGTAGCGTTTGCAACCTTGCTTCCGTACTCAACTCTTAAGATAGCTTCCAATATATCAATGTCTAACGCTTGAGCTAAGTTCATTGCTTCTAACTCTAATTCAAACATATCTACGTCATCTTCAGCTTCTTGTACTGCATTGTATTCTTCATACACTTTATCTTTAAATGGGTGGTATAAAGATAATAATTTTTGTAAGGCTACGTCATCTTTTGGTACTCTTAAGATACCATTCCTAAATGCAATTTTACCAAGTGTAACTGTACCGCTTTGTTCATCAACTAACGGAGAGCTTTGGTTTGTTGCATAGCGTAACTCTCTTTGTTTTCTTAAATCTTTGTCAAAATATAATAAAGGTTTAACTTGTGTGTGTCTAGATGGAATAGTATATACTAATGGTTTTTTATTCCCTTTTAATACATAAAGTCTATCTTCATAAGCAAATTCTTCTTCTACTTTTTCTTCAATAAATACTTTTTTTGTAGTTGGTTTAACTACTTGTAGTTGTTCAACAATCTCATCTTGTTCGTTTTCAATGAACTCGTTTCCTGATTGAACAATTTCTTCTTCTTGAAATTCTTTAACAGCTTTCGCTGCTGGTTTTTTTGCTGTTGCCATATATAATATAATTAAATAATTTTTAAATGTAATAAAAGCAAATAATTACCCCCGAAGTAATTATCGAGGGTAATATTTACTTATGTTTGTTATACAGTTGCTTTTTTCAACATAACAAAGTTGTTAGCTCCTTGTACACATAATGCTCTTTCTGATAAGAAGTGAACATTCATTGCATCCTCGTCGCTAGTGTAGTTTCCACCAACAGATCCAGTGATCCAAGATTTCATTCTACGGTCGTCAGCTTCAGAAGCTCTATAACGTACGTGTAAGAATGGACGTTGGATATTAGTACCTAATTGTTGATCGTAAACTGTAGAAACTCCAGCAGGAACTAAAACTCCTTCTACGTCAGCGAATAATCCACGAGTAGTTGGGTTGTTCAAGTATTTCCAGTCAGTTTTGTAGAAATCGTAAGATCCTCTTCTGAATCCAGAGAAACCTAAGTTAAGCGCCATATTCTCATTGTTTTCGAATACTCCATAAGAAGTACCGCCAGCACCATAAGAATTTTGGTAAGCTAACATTTTGTCAATACCTAAAGATGTAGCTCTGTTTAAGAACAACATATTCTCTTCAATAGCTCCTTGTTTATCAAGCTCTTGTAAGATAGCATCGAAATCATCTAAACCTGCACCAGCAGCAGCTCCAAAGTCAGCATCAGTATAAACTAATCCACGATCTTCGATAGCATAGAATAAACCTTCAGATCCTGAAACCTCTGTACCAGAAGTAGCTCCTCCGTTGTATCCTGTAGCTTGGTTGAATGGAGTCAATGTTAAGTTAGGTGCTGTACCAGTCATATTTGGCTCAGCCTCAATCATTGCCATTTCTAATTGATCTTCGAAACGGATACGAGCCTCGTGCTCTGATTTCAAATACCATAAATATCCTGAAGTTCCAATCTCAGTAGTTACTTCAATCCAACCAATTTGAGCTGTGTTAGATCCAGATACTGAATATTTCTCTCTCATGATAATTGGTTTGTTGCTGAAGAAGTCACCTTTAGCTTCAACAAATTTACCAGCATTTTGAGATCCTTTAGCATATTCAGATCCGTAAACGAATAATTTTAAGTTTGTAGCACCTTGGTTACCTGCGGTTCCTGAGTTAGTATCAACCCAAGCAGCTGGTAATTGAGTAGCTCCGTATACTTTTAATGCAACAACACCAGTTGTAGCGTTCGAAGCAGTAACATAAGCTTTAACTACGTTTAATCCATTAACATCAGCGATAGCGATAGTGTGACCAGGAATGATCAAGTTTTCGTCATTAGTAATGTCTAATGTAAGTTCATTAACTCCTGAACAAGTTACGTTCTCGTAAGCAATGTGTAAACGACCTTGCTCAAACCAAGTAACTACGTCTGAAGTCATTGGCATTTCAGCTCCTACCATACGTAAGAATCCTGAAACTGTTCTGTTACCATAACGCTCTACTTCTTTCTCGTATACGTCTGGTAAATATTGTTGTGTAAAACCTAATTGATCAACTGGAATATAGTTATCATTAGATAAGATTTGTGTTGGACGTGGAGTCAAATGAGCTAATGCCCCTGTAGACCCTGTAAATGATCCTGCCATAATTTTCTAATTTGTTTAATTTTTAACGATTTGTTTTCACTTTTAGTCGTGAAACATCTTGCCCGTTAACCGCTCTTACAGTCCAACCATTAGAAATTGTCGATGCTTCATGAACCCCTCTCGGATTCATATCGATATTTTTAGATCTTTCCATTGTTTCTTTAACAGCATCAGCTTTACCTTGTTCGTAAAAATGCTGTGCCACTAAATCAGGGTTCATTGCTGCAAACAATCCTTTGTGATAACCTTTAGCGTCTTTCATAGTATTATCTTCACTTAAGAACTTCTTAATGAAATTACTAATATCAGACTGCGAAGATTTCACATCAGCAAGGTTTTTAACATTCAACTTATAAGCTTTCTCTCCCACTTTAAAATCAAATCCATTAAAGTCTTGTGAAAATACTTCTTCAGTTTTTTGTTGAAAAGCTTTCTTTTGTTTTTCAGCTTCGTGCAATACTGTTTCATTCTCTTCTTTATAACGATTGAAAAATTCAACCGCTTCTCTTTGCTCAGGCGTTAGCCTTGACGTAGATTTTATTTCTTCGTAATATTTAGATTTTAAACCTTCTAAATATTGTTTAGCCTCTTTAACGGCCGTTTTCTTAGCAAGTTGCTTGCGCTTTATTTCTTTCGCATCATCGTATTCTTCATCAAAATCATATTTGTCTTCCATTAAGAAAGCAATATCATCTTCTGATAAATCTGGGTTAACAGCTGCAAGATGCTCCATAATCAAAACATCTTCATCTAACTTGCTATAATCTGTATTTAACTTTACATAATCATCAATTGATCCTCCAGTTTCTTCCATGAACTGAACAACCTTCTGAATGCCATCCGGTAAAACCAGGGTATTTTCTACTACGATCTTTTCAGTTTCTGGCTCAATAACAGGATTTACAATTACGTCTTCCGTTACTTCTTGGTTGTTTTCCTCTGCGGTAACTTCGACAAGTTCCGTGTTTCCTTGCTCCACTTCTTGCAATCCCACTTCGGGTTGTTCTGGCTGTAACAAGCTTTCATCTGTGCTTTGCTCTTGAACGGCATCTGTTTCTGATTTTAATTTTGAAAAGTCAATTTTGATATTCCCGCTCTCAGATAATGATACGGCTGGATTATCGTTATTTTCTTGTTCTGTAGTTTCAACAGTTTGTTCAACTGTTTCCTCTAAGATTTGATCCTCGTTTTCCATAAAATATGATATTATATAATTATTTACTATAATTACTTAGGCTCGTACATTCCTAAGTCAAAATCACCGTTTAGTATATCGTTACCGGCTGATTCAAAGGATTTTGGTGGTGTACCATTCTTTCTTTGATCTATTAATTCACTTTGTTGTGTAGCTTGTAACTTTGTTCTGTCGTCTTTTCTGTCCTCTTTATAAGACTCTTTATTTTTATAAACTTCTGCTTCAAGTTCTTTTAATCTTTGATTAATTTGAAACTCAAATTCCATAAGTTCTTTTTTCGCTGCAATCTCACGCTCCATTTTACCTTGATCTAATTGATCTTCTAATTGAAGCAATTGCATTTTTTGTTGTGTTATAGCTTGCTCTTTCTGCAATGCCATATCAGCAGAAGCTTGCTGTAATTGAATATTAGAATCCGCTTGAGCTTGCATATTTTGTTGTTGCATTGCTTGATCTCTTTCTAATTTCTTTCTTCTACGTAGCTTTAATAATTGGTTTGCTAACTTAAGATTTTTTATGTCTCTAATATCGATGGCATCGTCAAGATCTATTAAGCCAGCAGACAATGCCGTTTGTATATTGTTTTCTAGCATACCTCTTTCTTCTTCGTCTGGCGCTAACGTTAAGAATATACCAAAGTCATATAGATGCAAGTTTTCCATTTCAGATAATGTAGCAACGTTATGACCACCTATCTTTTGTATAAACGCTTCTTTTGTTCCAGAGAATTCTAATATATCAGAAATTCTTAATGATAAATTTTCAGCTAGCTCAGCAGTTAAGAATAATCCTGCGTCTAATATGTGACGTGTAGCAGTGTTTGAATTTGCAGCAGCCATCTTTTGTAAACCAACTAAAGCTTTGCCATCAGGCATTGATCCATCACGAGCTTCGTTTAATCCAGTTGCATCACGTATCATTTGTAAATAATAGTTATACGTTTGGATTAACATTGGTATTTTATTTCCTCCTGATCCAGTAGATATTTCTTGAATAGCCATTTTGCCAGGATTCATCCCCCCCTCTTCTGTATATGATCTACCTACAACACTACCTGTTTGGAAGAACATATTAAGCGCTTCAGCAGCATTATAATTTGTTCCGTTTCCTAAATCAACTTCAGCTAAACCATCAACATCAAGGAATATACCATCTGGTACAATTCTTGATAATACTTGTTGTAACTTTAAATGCGTTAATTGAATCATGTCAGCAAAACCTGTAACTCTACTAACTAATGATTCTATTTTACCTTTGTACATTCTTGGAGCTACAATGCTGTAGTTCATTTTAACTCTTGTACTATCACTTTTAGGGCGCATCATATTTTTTGCCATTTCCCATTTAAGTAACTTATCAGTGCCAAGAATTAATACTCCTTCAAATAATACCTCTATTGATCTTTGTAATTTACCGTATTTAGCTTCTAAATCTTCTAACGGCGGATTATATGTGTCATCTCTGACAATAACCTTTGTAGCTCCAGTTGCTGTTTCTTTAACTTTATATACCTCATTCATATAGGTTTTAAAATTAAAGTACAATACTTGAACTGTATTTGAGTCTGATTCGTTATAATTCGTTAATGATCTATCGTAAAATCCATTATTTTTGTATGCTTGGCTAGATATAGATTGTAATTCGTCGTCTGTTAAGCCAGGAAACTGCTTTTTAAGCTCGTTTAAAGGCACTTCTTTAACTTCTCCTACATAATATATGTCGTCAAAATATGGAGACTCTGTGTAAGAGTAAACAAGATTAGCTGGATCTACGTATTCTACCTTAACACCTTCTGTCGGACTAAAGTAATTTTTTATAGCACCAATACCAATTGTAGTAATATCATAGTTAACCCTTTTTCTGATTAACTCATAACGATTAGTCTCTAATAATGTTTGTATTGCCTGCTCTTCTGCTAATTCAACTTCTTGTTTATAACTAAGTTGCATGTGCAATTCAAGTTCTTCCTGTGAATTTGGCAATAACTCTTGAGGATTCTCAAACATTTGTATACCGAACTCACTCTCTATAAAGTTGTTCAGTTCTTTTGTTTGTAAATCTCTGATTATA